TCTTCGGCGGTCGCAAACGGCTGCATGCCGCCAAGATACAAAAAAAGGGCGGCCGAAGCCGCCCTGCAGATCCACCACCTATCGCCTGGTCAAGCCGCCTCGCAGACCTCGACCACCAGGCGCTGGCCAAGCAGCCCAAGGGCATGCTCGATCGCCTCGATTTTCGACCCATGGGTCACATCCAGGAGGCGGTCTACCTGGGGCGGATGCACCCCAAGGTCGCGGGCGAGCTTCGCCTTGCTGACACCCTGGGCCAGCATTGCCCGATACAGGCCCAGCTTGGCCACGGCCAGCGTCGGAAGTTCCACCACGTGCTCGCCGCGGCGTGCCTTGCTCGGCTCCGGCAGCGGCCGGCGATCATCAACGTAACCGGACAGGGCCAGCATCATCGCGTGCACCGCATTGGCAAGCAGCTCGTCGAGCTCGTCAGCCGTGGTTGCGAACTCGGGCACGTCACGGCTGGTCGCCATCAGCTCGCCGCCGATGTCCTCCACCTTGATCGCGTATCGCATCGCTCTCTCCATCGTCAATCGTGTCCGGCACTGCGCCGGATGCCTCGGCCCTTACAGGCCGAGGTCCTTGAGTATCTTCTTTCGTACCGGCTCCTTCATTTCCTTCGAGCCGTGGTCTGCGAAGACCGAGGTTTTGCCGTTGTATCGAATGAGGTGGTGACTGCTGCCGCTGGACCGTACAAACTCAACGCCCTGCTGCTTTAGCCACCGTCTGAATTCGCTGTACTTCATGCCTCCCGCCTTCCGTTGGTGTGAGGCCAGTATAACAACAAATTCGTTGTATGCAACTATTTTGTTGTATCGGTCGCGTTTTCGAACCGAAACGCCTCGACCCCAAGCACGTTGTTAAGGGCCAGCATGCGCCGCTGAATGGGCACGATCTCATTGGCCACAAAGATCTTGGTAGCCTTCTCCACGTCGCCGAACCCGCCCGCGTTAGTGGGCACCAGTCCAAGCAGCTGGGGCGGTACACGGTGGGCGGCGAGGATGTCATCGCGGCTCACGTTCTTGATCGAGGCGAAATCGTCTTTGGCCGCGACCTCGCTGATCGGGATCAACTGGATGCCATCCTTCTTCCCGTTGGGCGCGTACATGAACAGGTTGCGGAAGTTGCCCGGGCCCTTCGACTGGCGCAGCGCTTCGCGCATTTTGTCGACATCCTTCTGTTCCTGGGCGGCGTCGGTCATGTACAGGATGAAACCTGCATGGGAGCCATTGTCGTAATACTTCCGGCGAAACAGCGTTGCCGAGCGATTAAGCTGCGCGGAATGCAGTGCACTCATGTATTCGGGAACGCCATAGATTTCCTGCTTCACGTCCGTGTCGTGCAGGTGAACTACCGAGCCGTGCGCGAACTCGTGCTCCAAGCCGCTGTCGGGCACGAAGAAGAACGAGCCTGGTGCGACACCCGCACGCGTCTGCATCGCCGGCGCGCGCTTGAGCGAAAGCAACCGCCCCGACATCGCCAGGATCCTTTCGAGGTAGGCGTTGAAGAAGGTCACGTAGTCCGTGGCGAACGCAGAGAACTCGTGGGTCGATAGGTAGGGGGTCTCGACGAACGAAGCCACCAGCAGATTCCGCTTAACGAACATCGCCGACGCATGGTGCGGCGCGACGTTTGCCATGTTGGCCAGCGCGCGAAAGTTCAACGGCGTGGAGTACCAGCGACCGTTATTCACGAGCTCGCTGTAATCCAGCAGCGACGCGCGGTCGATCATCTCCGGCTCACCGAAGGTAAATGCCTCGATGCCGGGCGAGGGTGCAGCGGCGCCGCTCCCCTGGTCGGCGGGTGCCGGGACACGGCGGTTGCGCTTGGCCATCAGTAGAACTCCATCACGTTTTTGCTGGTCGCCGCCCGACCCTCGAGCGGCTCGTAGATAAGGGTGTGCATCACGGACCACGCGAGATCCGCATGCCCCACTTCCTCGGATCGGCTCGCCTGGTACGTCACGTGGCGGCCACTGGCCGTGATCGTCTTGCGGATCGCCATGAAGGCAGATGCCAGGTCAGTCCACCCCGCGTCCCACTCGAGGCGGCTATTGCCCATCACGTCGCCGGCCTTCATCACCATGCGTGACTTCACCTCCGGCGAGTAGTGGATGGCCCGGGCGGCGGGGAAGAACTGGCGCACGAGCTCGAATACGCCGATGCCCATGCCCGTTACGTCGATTGCGATATCGACGACGTTGAGGCGCTGGGTGAGCTCGTAGATCGATTGCGCCTGTGCGGCGAAGTCCTGCCCAGGCCACTGGAACTTTTCCAGGACGCGGAACTTGTCGATAGCCGAGGTCGGAAGCGCCGTGACCGTGCAGCCGGACGGGTCGCCGCCACTGGTGCCCTTCGACGGATCGAAGCCGATTCCCACCGGCGCGTCGCCGATGATCCGCTGATTATCGAAGCGGACGTCGCCCCATACGTCCCAGGCATCGACCATACAGCGCTTCACGAGCGCGAACGGGAAGACCGACGCCGCGTCGTCGATGAACTCGCACATCAGGAGCTGCCGGAACTCGTCTTCCGAGTACTCGCGACGCAGTTGGTCAAGGTCGAAAAGGTTGCACCCGCCGGCGATCGCATCGAGCACGGTAACGATCTGGCGATACATGCCATCGCCACCGCGCATGCCTCCAGCGAGCGCCGAGTGGGTGATATCGATATCAACGCGATCGCCCTTCGCACGACCCTTGTTGTAGTGCGCGCCGCTCCAGAACGGGTAGGCGTCGTGGCTTAGCGCGGATGGCGTAGAGAAAAGCGTCTGCCGCCATTTTTTGTGGATCGCCATGCCCGAGGCCAGCTTGCGCAGCTGGATGAACGAGTGCACCCAAAAGAACTCGTCGAAATACAGGTTGCCGTGATAGCCCTGCGCGGTACGGGAGTTCGTGCCGAGGAAATAGAGGCCGGCGTCGTTCCCAAGGATGATTGGGGAGTCCCGCCCGCCCTTGAGTTCCATATCCAGCACTTCCTTCACAAAGTCCTGTTGGTAGCCGCGAAACACGTTGGCCTGCGCGCGGCTGGCCGATAAAAAGATCTGGTTGCGACCGGTGTCCAGGGCGTCGATCAACGCTTCGCGTGCGAAGTACCACGTCGCGCCGATCTGGCGGGACTTGAGGATGGCGCGGATGCGCTCGGTTTGACTCATCCGGTACCAGTGCCGCTGGTACTCGAAGATCGAGTCGAGGAACGCCTCGCGCAGCTTTTGAATCTGCTCGGGCGTGTAGGTGTTGGTCGCTACCTTTCTCTTCGGGCCGGCGTTGCGGTTGGCCACCGCCGGGTTCAAGTCGCCCTCGTGCCCACCCGGGGATTCGTAGCGACGAACCCGGGCAAGGCGCTCGAACTGCCTGGTCAGCAGGTCGATTTCCTTGAAGTCGTGGGCGGTCTTCTCGTCCTTCAACACCAGCTGGCAGATGCGAGCGTCCAGGCAGTCCTCGATGCGCTGCATGGGTGCTGCGGTGGCCCAGCCGTCACGTTGCTTCCATGCCTCCACGGTCGATCGAGGCTCGCCCAGGCGGTCGGCGATGGCGGTCACGCCCCACCCGCCGAAGAACATCTGGCGAGCGAGGCGGCGTGGGTCAATGGTGGCGGCGATATCAAGCATGCGCGACAGCGTAGGGAGCCCGCCCAGGCAACTCCCGCGCCGGTTGTTCTGTAGGCGTGTGTACAGAACAGCCAACGATTGCCGCATGCGCCGGGGCTCTTGATGCTGGCGGCCTCAATCCCCCGAACCTACTGAGGCACCCCCGCATGGCCGGCAAGAAGTCCAAGAAGTTCCGCGTTGCCACCGAAGGCGCCACCGTCGACGGCCGCGTCATCGAGCGCGATCACATCCTGCAGATGGCCAAGAATTACGACCCGGCGAAGTACCAGGCCACGGTCAACATGGAGCACATCAAGGGCATCTATCCCGGCGGCCCGTTCGGCAACTACGGTCTCGTCAACGGTCTTTCCACGGCGGATAACGCGGAAGGCAAGGCTGAGCTCTTCGCGGAGATCCAGCCAACCGATGACCTCGTCGCGATGAATGCGAAGCTGCAAAAGGTTTTCACCAGCATCGAGATCAATCCGAAGTTCGCCGGCACAAACGAGGCCTACCTCGTCGGCTTGGCCGTCACCGATAACCCGGCAAGCCTCGGTACCGAACTCCTGGCGTTCTGCGCGCAGAACCCGGACGCAAGCCCGCTCGCAGCCCGCAAGCAGCACAAGGACAACCATTTCACCGTGGCCACCGAGACGGTTATCGAGTTCGTCGATGCCGAGCCGGAGGCTCCCAGCTTCATCGAGAAATTCCGCGCGATCTTCGCGAAGAAGGCCTCCACCGATGAAGCGCGCTTTACCACGCTCGAGCAGGCCCTGACCGAAGTGGCCGAACACGGCCAGGCGCAGAGCACGCAGACGGCGCGCCAGTTTCAGCAGGTCGAGGAATCGGCAACCGCCACCGCCGCCTCGGTCACCCAGCTCACGGCTCGCCTGGAAGCCCTCGAAGGCCAGTTCAACACCACCGCGGCGCCGACCAACCCGCGCCCCCAGGCCGTGGGCAATGGCGAAAAGCTGACCGACTGCTAAACAAAAGCAGGCTTCCCCACCCCGCGTTCAAGGACACCCATGCGTAACGATACCCGCCTCAAATTCAACGCCTTCCTGGCACAGCTCGCAACGCTCAACGGCGTCGGCCTGGCCACCGAGAAGTTCTCCGTTGTTCCCACCGTCCAGCAGACGCTGGAAACCCGCATCCAGGAGTCGGCTGGCTTCCTGGGCCTGGTCAATATGATCGGCGTCACCGAGAAGACCGGCGCCAAGCTGGGCCTCGGCGTCACCGGTCCGGTCGCCAGCCGCACCGATACCACGCAGAAGGATCGCTCGCCGCGCGACGTCTCCGATCTGAGCGAAGACGATTACAGCTGCGCAAAGACCGACTTCGACACGGCCATCCCCTACGCGCTGCTTGACGCGTGGGCCAAGTTCCCGGATTTCCAGGAACGCCTGCGCAATCTCATCATCCAGCGCCAGGCGCTGGATCGCATGTGCGTTGGCTTCAACGGTAAGACCGTCGCCGCCAACACCGATCTGGCGACCAATCCGCTGCTCCAGGACGTGAACAAGGGCTGGCTCCAGTACCTGCGCGACAACAAGCCGGCCAACGTGATGTCGGCCGGCAACACCGCCGGCAAGATCACGGTCGGCCCGGGCGGCGACTACAAGAACCTCGATGCCCTGGTGTACGACGCGGTCACCCTGCTCGACCCGTGGTACCAGGACAACCCGGGACTGCGCGCCATCGTCGGCCGCAAGCTGCTCCACGACAAGTACTTCCCTAAGGTCAACAGTGACCAGGACGCACAGAACGAGCTCGCCACGCAGATGCTGGTGACGCAGCGCACGATCGGCGGCCAGCAAGGCCTCGTCGTGCCCTTCGCGCCGGCGAACTCGGTGCTCATCACCGCGCCGTCGAACCTGTCGCTGTACTGGCAGGAGGGTGCCCGTCGTCGCCAGGTCATCGACGAACCCAAGCGCGACCGCATCGCCAACTACGAGTCCAGCAACGACGCCTACGTGGTTGAGGATGCGGGCATGGCGGTGCTGGTGGAAAACATCGAGTTCATCGAGGCCTGACGATGCCCTCTCCCGCGCAGCTTCATCGGATGCGCGTCCTTGCCGCCCAGGGGACCGCTCACGCGGCCCCTGGGTCCGCAGTAGGACCGCAGACCTCCGACGCCCACCGGCTGATTCGTGCCGCCCTGGACGAAGACCGCCGCACGCTGCACATGGTGCAGTCCAACGAACGCAAGGCCGAAGTGAAACGTGGCTTGCTGCCCAAGTACGACGAATACATCGCCGCGGTCCTGTCCGCGGGCGTGGGCGTGCAGGACGAAGTGCTTGGCTACGTGATGACCTGGCGCATGGATATCGGCGATTACGCCGGTGCATTCGCCATCGCACGCTACATCCTCGAACACAACGTGGATCTGCCCAGCAAATTCAGCCGCACACCGGCCACGCTGGTGGCAGAGGAACCTGCCCAGGCGGCCTTGCGTGCATTCGCCGCCAAGCAGCCGTTCGACGTGGCTGTTTTGCGCGAGGCCTTCGAGCTCACCGAGGGCGCTGATATGCCCGACCAGGTGCGCGCCAAGCTCCTGTTCGCGATGGGCCGCCACATGGCCGAAACGCAGCCGATCGAGGCGATCGCGCTCCTGCGAAGGGCCGTCGAGCTCAACGAGAACGTGGGCGCCAAAAAGGACATCGAACGCCTCGAAACCCGCATCAAGAACGCCGGCGGTGACAGCGCCGCCGGCAAAACCGAACAGCCGCCCACCGGCGGCGCCTGAGCTCCCCCCGGCGCACGGCGGCACGGGTGGCGATCCAACCCACGTGGTTTCGGTGACCCACCCGTCCACCGCCGTTTTTTGGAATCCCTATGTCGTCTCTCGTTGCCAATGGTGGCCCTGCCCCCGCAACCAGCCCTGTCGCCGAGCCACCGGTGACCAACAACGGCTTTTGGCCCGATATCGACGTGGCCGCGCTGCGCGCAGCGTCGCGCCTGACAGGGAATGTCACCCCTGACCGGCTGCGCACCGCTGTGACGGATGCCGTCATGGATGCCAATCGCCGCCTGGCTGACTACAAGGCGCGCATGGTTGCCCAGGGCTGGGACTCGGCCGCGGACATCGGCGAAACCATCGGCGGCAAGAGCGAGATTGTCACGCTCTACCAGCGCGCCGTGGCCAACCTGGTGCAGGCGGCATTCGCTGACGGGTACCGCGATTGGGATACCACACGGGCGGGCGATTACCGCGCCGACTTCGAGGGCGTCGCCGCTGACGATTTCCGCCGCAATGCCGCCTGGGCGATCTCGGACATCCAAGGCCTGGGCCGAACCACCGTGGAGCTCCTGTAGTGGCCACCGCGGACCAGGTGCGTGCCCGTCAGGGCGACACCGTGGACGCTATCTGTTGGCGCGAGCTCGGTGCCACCCGGGGGGTTGTCGAAACCGTCCTCGAGCTCAACCGCGGGTTGGCCAACCTCGGCCCCATCCTTCCCGAAGGCACGCCCGTGACCCTGCCGCCCCGGCAGACCGTGGCGCCGGCCGTCGTCCCTCTTATCAACCTGTGGGATTGAACCATGACCGAACCTGCTACCGCTGCCCTCCTGCTCGCCGGCGCGGCCACCACGGCCACCGCGGCCTCCGCGCTGGTCCCTGGCGTCGATGCCAACGCGCTCATCGGCGCGTTCGCCGGCGGCGCCCTGTTCGTCGCGAGCTCGCGTGATCTGTCGCTCGCCATGCGCCTGGTCTACCTGATGGTGAGTGTCGGTGCGGGCTACGTCGCCGCACCGGAAGTCGTCCAGCACCTTCCCATCACCAGCACCGGCGTGGCGGCGTTCTTCGCCGGCGCCCTGGCCATCACCGTGGCCACCCAAGTCATCGAGCGCGCCAAGGCGTTCGACTTCACCACCCTTCTCAAGCGCGGAGCATGACCATGTCGCTCACCACCTTCCTTGCGTTGTTTACGGTCGCCGCATCGGCCCTGACGTTCGTCTTCCTGTGGACGCTCGGCCTGTTCGCCGACACCCCGCCGCGCCGGCGCGCGGTCTACCTGGGCATCGCGTCCCTGGGCTACACCCTGGCAACGCCGGTGGCGCTCATCATCGGCCGCGCCGTCGACAGGGCCTCGTACTGGTTCGCAGTGGCATGCGCCTTCGTCAGCCAGCACGGCGGGGTATACACGCCATGGTCGCTGGTCATGTTCCTCGCCTGCACTGCGAGCGCTGTTCGATTGCTGACGTTCCGCCGCGGGCCCTCGCGACACCGCGCCGGCTATGCCGCGGCGTCCTGGATGATCGTCTGCACGTTGACCGCCACGGCGGTGAAGATCGTCTTCGGCATCCAGCCGCCGCCCGGTCCTGTGCAGTCGATTGCCGTGGTCGCGTTCACGTGGTGCATCCTCGTCCACCGAGGCAACCTGGCACACGTCGTCCGCCATTTGCGCGCCCAGGTGGCCATTCTCACCGCAGGGCGACTGCGGTGATCGAGCTCCCGGAACAGCGCATCGACCGCATCATCGCCAGCGTCATCGCTGCCGAGGGCGGCGACGCGTACACGAACAACCCGGGCGATCCGGGTGGCCCCACGCGCTTCGGTATTACTGAGCGCACCGCGCGCGCGGCCGGATACACGGGCGCCATGGCGTCGTTGCCACGGGAAGTCGCCGAGGCGATTTACCGGAAGCGCTATGTGACCGATCCCGGTTACGACCGCATCGTTGCCATCGATCCGAGTATCGGCGCCGAGCTCGTCGACACGGGCGTCAACTGCGGCGTTGGAGTGGCCTCCACGCTCTTGCAGCGATGGCTCAACGGATTCAATGTCGCCGGCGCACGCTACGCCCCGCTAAAGGTCGACGGCAGCGTAGGCCCGGCGACGATCGAGGCCTTGAAGGCCTACCTGCGATGGCGCGGCCCAATGGGCACTACCGCCCTGCTCAAAGGCCTCAACGGCTCGCAGGCCGAGTACTACCTGACCCGAACCGAAAACAACCCCGGCCTGCGGCAGTTCCTGCAGGGCTGGGTGCTCAATCGCGTGGAGATCTGATCGTGCACCATCGCCCTTCCCCTGACGCCCCGTTCCAGCTGCTACGCGGCGATTCGCTGCACGTGCTGCGCAGCCTGCCTGACAACAGCGTCGATGCCATCATCACCGATCCGCCGTATTCCAGCGGTGGGCTCCACATGACGGCGCGCACGCAAAAGAACACCGCCGCCAAGTACATCATCGACAGCCATAAGCAGCCGGACCTGCACAATTTCAGCGGGGACAACCGAGACCAGCGCAGCTGGACGATGTGGTGCACGCTTTGGCTCTCCGAAGCGCTGCGCGTCGCCAAGCCGGGTGCGCCGGTGGTGCTGTTCACCGACTGGCGGCAGCTGGCCGCGACCACGGACGTGCTCCAGGCCGCCGGCGCGACCTGGCGCGGCGTATTCCCCTGGGTGAAGCCCGCCGGCCGCCCGGGTGGCCCAGGACGCTTCCGCAACGCGGCCGAGTTCGCCGTGTGGGGCAGCAACGGCGAAATGCCGCGCCGCGAAGATTTGGCCTACCTGCCCGGCTATCACGTAGAAGCCGAGCCGGACGAGATCCCCTTCCTCATGGGCTTCCACGAGGAATCGGTGCGTCAGAAAGACAAGCACCACATCACCGGCAAGCCAACGAACCTCATGCGCACCATCGTGCAGGCATGCCCGGTGGGCGGGGTGATCCTGGACCCGTTCGCCGGCTCCGGCACGACCGGGGTGGGGGCGCTCCTGGAGGGCCGCCGGTTCATTGGCATCGAGCTCGATGACATCAATGCCGGCATCGCCGAGGCCCGCCTCATCGACGCCGCCCAGGGCGTGCTGAGGGCCGCGGCATGAGGGCCCTGGCCATCGCCCTGGCGACACTCCTGGTTGTCGCGTGTGGCGCACTGTGGTGGCAGCACCACACCGCGGCGGGCCTCGCCGGCGAGCTCGAAACGGCAAAGACCGCCGCCCTCGCCGCGGACTTCGAGGCCAGCGCCGCGCGCGCCGATGTGGTGACCGTCACCAAGTACGTCGATCGGCTCCAGGTTGTCCAGGGCACCACCACCATCATTCGCCAAGAGGTTCCGCGCTATGTCACGCCTGAAACTGACCGTCGCTATCTGCTGCCTAACGGCTTTGTGTGGCTGCACGACGCCGCGGCCCTTGGTGTGTCCCCGGGACAGCGCACCGGAGATCCTGATGCGCCCAGCGCGAGCGTTGCAGCGAGTCGAGCCGCCGACGTCATCGTCAGCAACTACGGCATCTGCCACGAAAACGCCGAACAGCTGACCGCCCTGCAGGACTGGGTGCGTTCGCACTACCCGGGCACGTCGCCATGAAGAAGCTGCAATCATTCCGCGATGCGCTGCTCGGCTCGTCGGCCGAGCTCTCGCTCGACCCGCAGAAAACGTCGATCTTCGCCGACAGCGGCGACGTAGTTGCGCGCGCAGGCGCCGCCAAAGGCTGGGAATATCGCTACCAGGCCATCGCGATCATCCAGGACTTCGCCGGCGACGTGGATGCGGTCGCGCATGCCGTGCTTGAGTGGATCCGCGCGGAGATGCCGGGCCTCCTGGCCAACCCGGAGAAGATGGAAAAGGCGTTCCGGTTCGAGGTGGAAATGATGTCCGCCGAGCTCGTCGATCTGCAGATCACCGTGACGGTGGACGAGCCGGTGGCCGTCGCCGGCGACGGCACGTTCGAGCATCCCGCTGCCCCGCCCCTGGATCTGGACACGACCTGGTCATGGCCGGCGACGAACTGACCCACCTCGAGGAATGGGTGGCACCGCTCGCGGCCAAGCTCTCCGCCGCCGGGCGTAAGGCTCTCTCGCGCGTCATCGGTCGCGATCTACGCCAGGCGCAAACGCGGCGCATCGCGGCGCAATTGAACCCGGATGGCACGCCTTTCGCTGCCCGCCGCCCTGGCAAGGATCTGCGCGGCAAGCGTGGCGCCATTCGCCGGCGTCAGGCCTCGATGTTCGCCAAGCTGCGCACCGCGCGTTGGCTCAAGATCATGGCCGATGCCAACGAAGCCGCGGTGGGATTCACCGGCCGCGCCGAGCGTATCGCCCGGGTGCACCAGGAAGGCCTGCGCGATCGCGTGGCACCGAATGGGCCGGAAGTGCGCTATGCACGCCGCCAGCTGCTCGGTTTCAGCGACGCCGACCGCGAAATGGTCCGCAACCGCCTCCTGCAGCACCTTCGCGACTGACGGCTTGTTCTGTAGAGCCGTGTACAGAACAGCGCCCGCGTGCCTTGAAAAACACGCTCGGCGAAGCTTCCGGGTATGTCCTCCGACCTCGCCCGAGCCCTGGCCAACCTCATTCGGTTCGGCACCGTTAAACAGGTGACCGTAAAGCCGGCACGCGTTCGCGTGCAGGTCGGGGGACTTCTTACTGCGCCGCTTCCGTGGTTCACCGTGCGCGCGTCCACCGCGAAAGTTCGCCACTGGTCTCCCCCAGCCGTCGGCGAACAGGTGCTCGTGTTCTCCCCCAACGGTGACCCGGCAAGCGGCGTGGCCCTTTGCGGCATTCCCTCCAACGCCAATCCGGTGCCCGATGGCGCGACCGAAGACAACGTCATGATGGTCTTCGGCGATGGCGCGGTCTTCTTGTACGACCTCGCCGCGCACGTGCTTCGCGGCACGCTCCCCGCCGGCGGCCGCGTTGAGATGACCGCACCGGGCGGCTTCCTCCTCACCGGGGACACCGTCATCGACGGCGCGCTCACCGTGAACAAGAACGTCGAAATGAAGGCGGACGCGCACGCCGCGGGCACCATCACGGGCGATACCGACGTTATCGCCGCGGGCATCAGCGGCAAGAGCCACGTGCACCCGGAAACGGGCGCTATCACGAAGCCGCCGCAATGACCGGTATGGACCGCACCACCGGTGCCGCGATCTCCGATATCGAAGATGTCCGCCAGTCGATCGCGGACATCCTCTGGACGCCGCTCGGCTCCCGTGTTGCGCGTCGCGACTATGGCTCGCGTCTGCCCGACATGATCGATCAGCCCGCCAACCAGGCGAATCGGACCCTCATGTACGCCGCGGTTGCCACGGCGCTACGCCGCTGGGAACCGCGCATCACGCTCAAGCGCGTGGCCATCGTCGCGGTGGAAGCCCAGCAGGGCCGCTTTGCCGTGCAGCTGGAAGTCGTGCTGACCGACAGCGCCGCCGCGCAGAGCTTCCGCCTCACCATCATCCAGGGAGGCGCCTCCGTATGACGGACGCTATCCAGCTCAGCAAGCTCCCCTTCCCCAACGTCGTCGAGCTCGTCGATTTCGAGGCCGAGTACGCCAATATCGCGGCGGACTTCAAGGAGCGGGTGAAGGATCTGCTTCCCGACTTCGATCCTGCGCAGGAATCGGCGCTGCCGCCGAAGGTGCTGCAATCGTTCGTCTACAAGGTCATTACCCTGCGTCAGCGCATCAACGATGCCGCCCGCGAGGTGATGTTGCCGTACGCAACGAAAGCGAACCTGGACAACCTGGGCGCGCTCCTGGGCGTGGTCCGCCTGGTCATCACGCCGGCAGACCCGGATCACGGCATCCCTGACCCGGTGATGGAGGAAGATGACGATTTCCGCGAGCGCATCACGCTCGCGCCGTCATCGTTCTCGGTGGCCGGACCCGAAGCTGCCTACGTCTATCACGCACGCAGCGCATCGGGCGACGTGCTTGATGCCAGCGCTACCAGCCCCGACCCGGATGACATCAAGGCGATCGTCAACCAGGTGTTGGCCAGCCACGGCGCTTCGGCCGAGCTTGTGGCCGATATGGCCGCCGCCCTGAACGCCGCGGCGTGGCCTGGGCAGGTGTTCGTTTCCGTGCTGTCCCGTCAGGGCAGCGGCGTGGCCGACGCCGACTTGCTCAACCTGGTCAATAGCACCGTGAGCGCCGAAAGCGTGCGCCCGTTGACTGACTACGTGACCACGCAATCGGCCGAGATCATCGAGTTCGCGCTCAACGCCGATATGTGGTTCTTCGCCGGCCCGGATTCGGACGTGGTGAAGGCCGCTGCGCTGGCCAGCCTGAATGCCTACCTCGCAGCGTCCCGTCGCATGGGCCGTGACATCACGATGTCGGGCCTGTACGCCGCGCTGCAGGTCGCCGGTGTGCAAAACGTGGTCATCAACGAGCCGGCCAACACCATCGTCGTGGGGCCCACCCAGGCGGCTTACTGCACCGGTGTCACGCTGACCGATCGGGGCGTCGGTGAATAGCCTGCTGCCGCCCAACGCCAGTGAGCTTGAAAGGGCGCTCGAGGCCGTGGGCCTCTCCCTGCTCGATCTACCGGTGCCGATCGACACGCTGTGGAACCCGGACACCATTTCCGCGGATCTGCTGCCGTGGCTCGCGTGGTCGCTTTCCGTCGAATCGTGGAAGCCCTACTGGTCCGATGTCATCAAGCGCAATCGCGTCAAGACCGCCATCGATATCGCGCGCCGCAAAGGCACGGCGAAATCCGTGCGCGACGTGGTGGAGTCGTTCGGTGGCCACGTCGAGATCCGCGAATGGTGGCAGACCGAGCCCAAGGGCGTGCCGCACACGTTCACCCTGATTCTGACCGTGCCCACCCAGGGCGGCCAGGAAGCCTCAGCAGAGTTCGTCGACGACATCATCGCGGAAGTCCGCCGCACCAAGCCGGCCCGCTCCCACTTCACTTTCACCCAGGGCGTCCTCGCCATGGGCGGCCTTGGCGTCATCGCCAGGGCACGCCCGGTCGCATATGCGCGCCTCTCGTTCGACGGAGTTAGCTGATGGCATCGCTTCCCATCAAGATCACCGCCGCGGGCTATGCAGCCCTGCGCAACGCCCAGGGCAACGGCACGAACGCTGTCCTGGTCGCCACGGCGGGCCTGACCTCGACCGCCTTCACCCCGGGCGACGCGGTTCCCCAGGAGATTAAGCGCGTCGCCACCATCGCCGGCGGCGCGACCTCCCCCAATACGATTCACGTCACCATCAGCGACGCCTCGGCCGATGCGTACACCTGCCGCGGGTTCGGCTTGTACCTGGACAACGGCACCCTGCTGGGCTCCTATGGCCAGGCTGACGTGATCGTCGAGAAGTCGAGCCAGGCGGCCATGCTGCTCGCGATCGACATCCAGTTCGCTGATATCGACGCGACGCAGATCACCTTCGGCGACACGAATTTCAGCAACCCGCAGGCGACCACGGAACGTGTGGGCGTCGTTGAGCTCGCCACGGACACCGAGACGATCGCCGGTACCGACGCGGCCCGGGTCATCACTCCGAAGGGGCTTCTCGCGGCATTGAACGACCGGCTCGGCGCCGGCGCGCCCAGCGCGTTCGTGAAAACGCTCCTGACCAAAGCCACGGTCCTGGCCTTCGTGACTGCCCTGGGCATCCGCAGCGCGGCGCAGTACGACACCGGCGCCGGCAACGGGCTGGACGCCGACAAGCTGGACGGCAACGACGGCGCGTACTACCTGGACTGGAACAACCTGCAAAACGTTCCGGGCACGTTCAAGCCGGCCCCTCACCAGCACGCGGCCAGCGACATCACCTCCGGCATCTTCCCGGTGCCGCGCGGCGGTACCGGGCTGGCCACGGTGCCGGCGGGCTACTTCCTCGCCGGCGCGGCCAACGGCACGGACGCCATGGTGCCGCGCTCGCCGGATCAGGTGCGCATCGATATCCAGGCGGCGGCGAGCTCGCACTCGCACATCATCGCCAACGTCACGGGCCTGCAGGATGCCTTGGACGGCAAGGCGGCGAAGGTCCACACGCACGTCATCGGCGACGTGACCAGCCTGCAATCAACGCTCGATGCGAAGGCGCCCGTCGCCAATCCGGCGTTCACGGGCGTTGTTTCGAACCAGGCAGGCGCACTCCAAGCGGGCGCCGGCTCGGGGCTTGAGACCTGGAGCACGCGAGCGCAGGACGGCAATGCCGATGCGATCCGCACCGCGTTGTGGCGCGCCACCTCGAACGGCGGGTGGAGCAACTGCTACTGGCGCATGGAGCGCATCGTCGATGTCTCCGGCCAAGGCTGGTACGACCTTGGCGCCAACAGCACGGGCGTTGGATTCCTGCATCGCTGGGGTTACCAGGGAAACACGCACGCGTACGTCGACCTCAACGGAAACTTTAATTTTCAAGGCACAACGGCGCATCTGGGTGCGACGTTCTCCGGCGCTGACATCACTTTCACCAACGGCGCGCCGCTCCGCTTCACCGGGATGGGTGCATCGGGCGGGATGTACTGGCACGGCCTGAATGGCGCCGGCGACGACATCCTAATGATCCAGCGGCAGGGCACGAACAGCTCCTACGTGCTCAACTGGAACGGCATCATCAATGCGTCGCAGTGGTTCAACTACTCCGACCGCCGCCTGAAATTCAACATCAAGCGCAAGGCCGTCACGCGCGGGCTGGCCCTGCACATCGCCAAAGGGTACTCGTCCTGGCAGATGAAAGCCGATGGCTCGTACGGCGAAGGCGCGATCGCGCAGCACGTGCAGAAGAAGGCGCCGCACCACGTCGATGAGACCGAGACGAAATCGAGCGCGAAGCGCGCTCGCTCGAAGAAGCGCCTGACCGTCAACAACCTCGGCATGGCCGTGGAAATGGGCGCGGACAACGCGCTTCACATCCAAGAGCTTGAGGGCTTCATCGCGAAGCTCGCCAAGCGTGTCGAAAAACTGGAGGCCCGCAAGTGAATCCCCGCACCGAGACCATCGCGGAAGGCATCGTCCGCGAAATGATCGCCGAGAACACGTATCTGTTCTATAACCCGGAGTCGCAGGCCGCCACGGTGCGTTTCCAGTCTCGCCCGCACCTGTTCCAGGATGAAAAGTGGCTCTCGATCGGCGGCGACTGGTACAACCTGGACAAGACCGTCTACGAGATCGCCCCGCGCAAGTTTGGCGAAGGCCTCCTCGACCCGGTGACCAACGCCGACCTCAGCAACGTATCGGTCGGCGGCATCGTGTTGCTCATCAAGGCCGCATATGCCGCCCTGTACGACGAAGCCTACGCGGTCGTCGCGGCTTCCACGCCTGTCGTCCCGGGCGCCGAGGGCTAACCGATATGCCTGGTTACAAGGCCGCCGGCAACGACCTCGAAAACCTCTATGACCCTGATGTCATCGGCAACGGGTACCTCGCCGCGGGCATGAAGGTAGGAGGCAATGCCGGCACGCGGTACGCATCTGCCGCGTATGGCACGCCTGGGCCCTACTGCGGATTCAACGCGTCGGGCGTCGGCGATGTAGGCAAGCAGTGGGCGGGCAAGGGGACAGCGGTTTATGCGCTGTCGTGCAATGGCCAGTCGTTCAGCGACAACAACCAGTCCCGCGGCACCGCCGGCTTCAAGTTCCTGGTGTCTGCCAATGGCACCTGGCAGATCCAGCGCTGGCGTAGCACATCGAACATCACCACCGTTGCCTCCGGCACTTGGTTGACCGATGGATCTCCCGCCTCGCAGTGGTCGTGCAACTTTGACTACGGCTTGTCGAACCAATCGACCATCGGAAGCGGCTCCAACGGCATCGAGTGCGATGCGCCGAATAACGGCACGCAGTACGCGATGACGGCAGACCACGCCTGCCGCGCATACGCGCAGGCAACGCTCACCGGCACGGACGCCACCTCGAACGCGACGATCGTTCTTCACCTCTACAAGAACGGCGTCAAGCGATCGGACACCACGATCTACACGTATCAGAACGTCAACGGCAACTAAGCCGCCCACACCACCAGGAGCCCCCATGGCCACCGAATACCACCACGGCGCAACCGTCACCGAAGTCAACGCGGCGGGCCTGTCCGTCAAGACCGTATCCACCGCCGTGATCGGCCTGGTGGCGACCGCCACGGACGCCGACGCATCCACGTTCCCGCTTAACGTCGCCGTTCTCATCACCAACCCGAAGGCCCTGATCGGCAAGGCTGGCATCGCCGGCACGCTCGCCAAGGCGCTGCAGCACATCTCCGACCAGGTATCGTGCCCGGTGATCGTGGTTCGCGTCGCCGAGGGCGCCGACGATGCGCAGACCAGCACCAATGTCATCGGCGGCACGGCCGTCGACGGCAGCTACACGGGTATGCAAGCCCTTCTCACCGCCGAGGCCAAGCTGGGTGTTCGCCCGCGCATCCTGGGTTGCCCGGGATTGGACAGCCACGAGGTCACTACGGCGCTGGCCACCGTGGCAGGCAAGCTGCGCGCCTTCGCGTACGCCTACTGCGACGCCGCCACCGTGGCCGACTGCCTGACCTACCGTCAGCAGTTCAGCGCGCGCGAGCTCATGCTCATCTGGCCCGACTTCACCTACTTCGACACCACGGCGAGCAAGACCGCCACGGCCCTCACCATCGCGGTGGCCCTCGGCCTGCGCGCGCAGCTTGACCAGACCGTGGGCTGGCACAAGACGATCTCGAATGTGCCCGTCAATGGCATCACCGGCATCAACAAGGATGTCTATTTCGCGTTCCAGCAGACCGGTACCGACGCCGACCTGCTCAACGCGCAGGGCGTCACCACCCTGATCGGCCGCAACGGCTACCGCTTCTGGGGCTCGCGCACCTGCGACGACGAGCAGTTCATCTTCGAGAGCTACACGCGCACCGCCCAGGTGCTGGCCGATTCGATGGCCGAGGCCATGTTCGCCTACGCTGACAAGCCGGTGACGCCCGTGCTCATCAAGGACGTGATCGACGGATTCAATGCCAAGGGTAGCCAGTTTAAGCGCGACGGCCAGCTGCTCGGCTTCCGGGCCTATTGGGATCCCGATCTCAACACCGCGGACGAGATGAAGAACGGCAAGTTCACGATCTCCTACGAATACACGCCAGTGCCGCCGTTCGAGCAGATCGGCCTGCGGCAGTCGTTCACCGACACGTACTTCGCCGATCTGTCGTCGGCGATCGCCAACGCGTCGGCCTGATCTACGCCGGCGGCCTCGGCCGCCGGTATTTCCTTTCCTAACGGAGAACGAGCGCCATGAGCCTCCCCCGCGTACTCAAGAACTTCAACTACTTCCAGGACGGCGTGAAGTGGTCCGGCGAGGTCAACAGCCTCACCCTGCCCAAGCTCACACGCAAGATGGAAGAGATCATCAACGGCGGCATGGCCGGCCCGGTGATGGTCGACCTGGGCATGGAAAAGCTCGAGCTCGGTATCACCACCGGTGGTTTCCGTATCGACGCACTGAGCTCGTTCGGTGCCACCACCGTGGATGCGGTCACCTCCCGCTTCCTGGGCTCGTATCAGAACGACGCCACGGGCCAGGCGGATGCGGTGGAGATCTACACCCAGGGCCGCTACTCGGAGATCGACCCGGGCGATGCCAAGGCGCAGACCGTTAGCGAGTGGAAGTACACCAAGGCCCTGGCCGTGTACCGCCTCACCATCAACGGTGCCGAGGTGATCTTCGTGGACAACCTGGCCAACGTGGTGCGCATCAACGGCGTCGATATCAAGGCGGGCGAGCGAAACAACATCGGCGACTGGTAAGTGCCGCGCGACAACGACACGCAAGGCGGCTGAGCCGCCGGCGCCCTGGGGCTCCCGGGGCGCCCTATTCCTTCCCTCTCCTTCAAGGAAATTCCATGGAACGCATCAGCAAGACCGTCATCCTCGAAACGCCGATCAAGCGCGGCGACCACCTCATCGAGAAGATCGATGTCCGCAAGCCGGCCGCGGGCGAGCTCCGCGGCACGTCCCTTGTCAACGTCCTCAACATGGACGTGGGCGCGCTGGAAATCGTGCTGCCGCGCATCACGACGCCGCCGCTGTTCAAGCCCGACTTCGCCGAGCTCGACCCCGCCGACCTGGTGCAGCTGGGTGTGGAGGTGTCCGGTTTTTTGTTGACGAAGCAGGCGAAGGAAAGCTTCCCGACCGCGTAGAGGACGTGATGGCCGACTTGGCCGTCGTCTTCCACTGGCCGCCCCGGGAAATGGAGTCCATGGGGCCGGCTGAATTGATGGTTTGGCATGAGCGCGCCGTCGAACGTAGCGGCGCAAAGCGGGAGTGAGATGACGGATCTGAAACTTAGCGTGGTGCTGTCGCTGATCGAAAAGGCCACGGCACCCCTGAAATCCATCACCGGCCAGGCCACACAGTCCGCGAAGGCGCTGCGCGATACTCGCCAGCGCCTAAAGGAACTGCAGAAGGCCCAGGATGACCTCAAGGGCTTCCGCGAGCTCCGCGCCGGCACGCGCGACCTGCAGGGCAAGATGAAGGCCGCACGTGACAACGCCACGGCCCTGGGCAAGGCGATCGCCGGCACCAACAACCCGACACGTGCCCAGGTGCGCGAGTTCAGTGCCGCCCGCAAGCAGGCCGCTGCCCTGGAACGCCAGTACCAGGCCAACACGCAAAAGCTGGGCAGCATGCGCACCGCGCTGGGCGCCGCCGGCATCGATACCAAGGCCATGGGTGCGGCCCAGCGATCACTGGCCAGCCAGGTCGCCGCGACGAACGCGCAGATGGCCACGCAGCAGAAGCGCCTGTCGGCGATTGGCCAGCAACAGCAGCGCATGGCCGCCGCTCGATCGCAGATGCACGCGACGCAGACGGTCGGTGCAAATATCGCTGTCGGCGGCGCCGCTGCACTCGCTACCGGTCAAGGCATCCTGGGCGCCGTCCGCTCGACGATCGACGAAGCCAAGGCGTTCCAGCAGCAGGTCGCGCAGCTGCGCGCCCAGGGCATTGGCGACGCCGCGGTGGCCGATGCGGTGAAGTTCGCCCGCAGCATGGATATCGTCGGATCGAGCGCGACGGACAACCTCAAGCTGCTCAAGGAAGCCAACAGCGTCCTGCGCGATCCACACGAGGCGCAGGAGGTTGCGCCCTACCTCGCTCGCATGAAGTTCGGCATTGAATCCGTGATGGCCCAAGGCGGCCATGGGGAGGGCCACGGCGACAACGCCGAGGCCATGTTCATGGATCTGCTCAAGGTCGCCGAGCTCCGCGGCGCGGCGAAGAATCCCGAGACGTTGAAGCGCGTGCTGGACTTCGCCACCCAGGCCTACGTTTCGTCGAGCGGCACGGTGAAGCCCGAAGACCTGCTCAACATGATTAAAACCGGCGGTGTCGCGGCCAAGCAGCTCGATGACACGTCGTTCTTCTTCGGCCTGCTCCACACCATGCAGGAAATGGGTGGCAACCGCACCGGTACCGGCCTGGCCACCGGCTACCAGAATTGGGCCGCTGGCCGCACGACGCAGCAGGCCGCGGAAGAACTCGCGCAGCTGGGCCTTCTCAACAAGGACTCGGTGAAATACGGAAAGACCGGGCACGTCACCAAGCTGCTGCCCGATGCCCTCAAGGACGGCGAGCTCTACCGCTCCAACCCGTTCGAATTCCTGATGACCAAGGTGGTGCCCAAGCTCAACCCGGACGGCGCGCTCAACGACCAGCAGGTGGTCAGCAAGATCAACGCGCTGTTCTCGGGTCGCAAGGGCGGCGACCTGTTCGCCTCGCTGTACCTGGAACGCGCGAACATCGCGAAGCACCTGGCAGCGGCGCCGAAGGCCTACGGCGTCGAAGCGCTCTATCGCGAGGGCGCCGGTACCGCCGGCGGCATGGAACTCGACCTCGAGGCGAAGAAGCGCGACTTGTACCGCGAGCTCGGCACGCAGATCCTGCCGATGTACGTGGCATGGCTTACGAAGCTAGTGGGTGCGATCAAGGGCCTCAACGGCTTCGCTGCCGCTCATCCTCGTATCGCGAAGGGCCTCACGGCGGTCGCCGGCGGCTT